AAAAAATGGCATCGACATTAAATTTCACGACCAAAAGAGGGGACACGTTCAAACAAACGGACTTCCAAATAAACGTTAACGAGGCACCTCTCAACCTAACTGGTGGCGATGTTAGAATGCAACTCAGAAAAGAGGCAGGCGGTGTCGTTGCCCTTGAGGTGCCAATCACTATTTTTGACGCTACTAATGGCGAGTTTTGTATTGACGAGCAAATAATCGACATACAGGCTTGCACCTACAAATATGATATTCAAATAACTCAAGCGAGTGGCGAGGTTGACACTTGGATAAGTGGACTCTTTACAGTAACCGACGACATCACACGATAAAACTATGGCGGATAACGTTAACATTATAGTACAAGACACAATCAACGACATCGTCGTAAATGCAGCGGTTGTAGTTGAGACAATCGACATCAACGTACAAGCTGCCGTCGATGTGGTTGACATCGTAGCCAATCCAAATAACTACGTTGTAAATATTAACCGAATTATTGGCGAGCAAGTGCAATCGGATTGGGATCAAACGGACAACCAAGCTCCCGACTACATAAAAAACAAGCCTACAATTCCTGCGGCTCAAGTCAATTCCGATTGGATGCGACTACTGGCGTGGCTGAGATTTTAAACAAGCCGACAATCCCAACTGCAACGAGTGATTTGACAAACGACGGAAGCGATGGTGTCAATCCATTTATAACGGCTGCCGATATTCCACCAGTAACAGGCTTTGTTCCGTACACAGGCGCAACGGCAAACGTTGACTTGGGCGAATATGAACTAAAAGCGGGGCAAGTTACACTTGACACAACACCAACAGGCACGGCAGCGGTTGCAACAACTCGATGGAACGATACAATCGGAAGCACCGAAACGACTTTAAAAGGTGGCAGCGTAGTACTTAAAAATGGCGTTGATTTAGTTGCTCGTGTAGTGAATAAAGTTACGCCAAACACAACGCTCACAAAGGCAGCGTATCAAGCCGTTAGAATAAGTGGGGCGCAAGGTCAACGCTTGGCCGTTGCATACGCTCAAGCGAATAACGATAACAATTCAGCCGATACAATAGGAATTGTTTGCGAAACGATAGCAACCAACCAAGAGGGTTTCATTTTAACCGTTGGGCAATTAGAGGAGATTAACACAACAGGCTCATTGCAAGGCGAAACGTGGGCGGATGGTGATGTACTATATTTATCGCCTACAACTGCGGGGAGATTGACTAACATTAAGCCAACAGGGGCAACAGGTCACATCGTTGTAATGGGTTACGTTGAATATGCTCACGCTATACACGGTAAGATTTACGTTAAGATTATGAACGGATGGGAGCTTGATGAGCTTCACAACGTCTTTATAAATTCGCCTGCAAATAACGAGGGGTTATTTTACGACTCAGCGGATTCACTTTGGAAAAACGAAACGATTGCAAGTGCTTTAGGTTATACACCTGTAACAAATGCTCGCACAATTAGCACAACTGCACCACTAAGCGGAGGCGGTGATTTGACTGCAAATAGAACGCTATCAATAAGTCAAGCGAGTACGTCAACCGATGGCTTTTTAAGTTCAACAAATTGGAATACATTTAACGGCAAACAAGATGCTTTAGTAAGTGGCACAAATATCAAAACTATTAACGGCTCTTCAGTTTTAGGAAGTGGCGATTTGGTTGTGGGTGGTACAAATATTTATGGCTCTGATGGAACTTTAACAAGTGATAGGACTGTAACAAGTAACGGAAATAGTTTAACTATATTAGGCGGTAAAGAAACCTTTGCAGGATTTCAAAGAGCTTTATGGTTAAAAACATCTACAACCGCAAAAAGTAGCGTTGAGTTAATCCTTGAAAATACATTTACTACAACAGGAAAAATTTATGAACTTGCTTCGTATTCTGACGGGACATTTAATATAACCAATAGGACTAATTCAGGTTTAAGATTAAAAATAGATAACAATTATTTTCAATTCCATTCAAGTGCTACATCAAATGCAAATGTACTTGGAACTGTAGCAAGTATTAATGCTCTATGGTTTAATCAAACTTCAGCAACTGCAACCACAAGTAACTATACTTTGTGTAATGCTTCGGGTTTGACTTTGTTAAACGCTCCGACAGGCGGTTCAATATATTTTCGAGTTGGTAATGCTGATAGAGCATTATTGACAAATGGGGGAAACCTATTAATAAACACCACAACCGACGCAGGCTTTAAATTAGACGTAAACGGCACGGCGAGGGTTAGTGGTAGAATTACTGCTTTAAATGGAGCAAATATGACCTTAACCTCAAACTATGCTGCTGAAATAGGTTTTAATGTTAATGGTAGAATGGCTTTTGGTTATAATGTAGCTTCAGGCTCAATTATACAAGCTTTATTCGCTTCATCTTCGGCAGATTTATTTGTACAACCATTTGGCGGCTCATTAATGATTGGCGAAAATGTTTTGCCAAACGCTTCAGCAAGCGTACAAATTAATTCAACCACAAAAGGCTTCCTACCACCGAGAATGACTACTACACAAAAGAACGCAATAGCTACACCCGCTGCGGGATTAGTTGTTTATGATACGACACTTGGAAAACTATGCGTTAGAACGGCAGCAGCTTGGGAAACAATAACATCAATATAAATAAAAATGGCACTAATTGAACCGATTAATTTTCCTTTCACTGGAGAGGCTACTGAACTAAAAGTTTTAATACTTAACTTTGAAACGACTGCAACCACTTGCACAACATACAACGAACTTTTAACCGACGAAGGTGTAATGTGTGCTAATTGGAATTACACCCTAACCGATGAGGAGTTTGCAGCGTGGGGCGAGGATAACACTTGGGTGGAAACTTGCGTAGCAAAAGACAAAGGAATTATAATTTTAAAATACTAAACAATGGAAGAGTTACAAGTAATTAAACAAGCAATCGAAATCGCAGTAAAAGCGGGAGTTTATCAAATGGCAGATGTTGTGGCTTTGTCGCAAATACTCGATAAATTAGAGGCAAAACTAAAAGAGAATGCAGCAGATTAAAGAACACATTTTGCCGATTGTTCTAATCGTTTTGGGAATACTTGACCAAACTACGCATTTACTTGTTGAGTTAATCGAGCAAGTTGGCCTTCCAGTTTACTGCGGCACAATATTAAAAATATTAGTTATTACTTTGGGAGGGATTAAATTGTATCTTTCGCAGCCAAACAAATTTAACCAATGAGCATTGAAAGCGAACGCCTCGACCGCATTGAGCAACACATAAAAGAGATAAAAAAAGACTCCGAGATTCGTTCGGCTGACATCAAAGAGATTAAACAAGCCCTACTCGGGAACGATCTCAACGGATTTCGTGGCCTTGTTTGGAAAATTTCAGACATCGACACGCGAGTAATAGATTTGGAGGAGAACGACGCCGAGCTTAAGGTGTACATCAAACAAGCCAAAGTCATAGCCGTAGCGTTTACCGCTGCGCTTGTAACGTTACTATTTAAAGCATTTGCAAAATGAAACTAAACAACGCGGGATATCGATTGATTTGTAAATTCGAGGGGTTTAGCTCAAAGCCTTACCTTTGCAGCGCGAAAGTGCCTACGATTGGCTACGGCAATTGTTACTACACAAACGGCAAAAAAGTCACGCTATTGGATAAGCCAATAACCGAACTGGAAGCGTTTGAGATGTTCAAAGTAATTGCCGACAAATTCGCCGCAAGAGTGAGTAAATTAGTTACGGCTCCGCTTGATCAAGGACAATTCAACGCTTTGGTTTCACTATCGTACAACATCGGCCCTGCCAATTTTGAGAAATCCACACTTTTACGCAAGGTCAACTTCAACCACTTTGATCCGTCTATTCGAGCCGAGTTCCTAAAATGGAATAAAGCGGGCGGAAACGTTCTAAAAGGTCTCACAATTCGACGCAAAGCCGAAGCCGATATATATTTTGGAGAGTAAAATCACATACAAGGGCGAAATTGCCCGCGAGTATATCGCAAAATTTCCAAAGTCATCAACGATGGCAATCTCAAGACTATTGCACCAAGACTTCCCGATTGATTTTACAAGCGTTGACAATGCGCGCGGTATAGTGCGAACACATCGCAACGAACATACTAATAGGCCACAAAAAGACGCAATCGGAGAACGGACAGAACAAGAAAAAAAAGACTTTATGAAAACAAGCTCATTTGAATTACCCGAAAGCGACTACGAGAAACAAGGCACGGTCATCGTTCCAAACAAAAATATCCTATTTTTAACCGACATTCACTTCCCTTATCAAAACAACGACGCGCTTCGACTTGCTATCGACTACGGCAAGGCTGAGAATGTGGATTGCGTTTACTTAAATGGGGACACTATCGACATGTATATGTTATCGCGGTTTATTAAGGATCGCCGTTTGCGAAATATGGCCGACGAGCTTGAGATGACACGTAACTTTTTAAAGAATTTGCAGGATCACTTCCAATGCCCGATTTATTTTAAGATTGGCAACCATGAAGACCGCTGGCAAAACTTCCTTAAAATGCAGGCTCCAGAATTGTTAGGCATTCCCGACTTTGAACTTGCTACAATTTTACGCTTTGGCGAGTTTGGTGTGCAAGAGGTTAAGAGTAAACAAATCGCAAAAGCTGGCAAATTGCCATTATTGCACGGACACGAATTTTTCAGCGGCTTTGCGCCACCTGTTAACCCAGCGCGTGGCCTTTATATGAAAGCAAAAGAGTCTTGTATTATTGGCCACCACCATAGAACAAGCGAACATACTGAGGTTAATCTTAGTGGAGACGTGACTACCACCTGGAGCGTGGGTGCGCTTTGTGGTTTATCGCCCGAATATATGCCCTACAATAATTGGAACAATGGATTCGCGCACATTCGCGTTGAGAAAAATGGCGATTATGAGGTAAATAACTTGCGAATTGTAGAGAATAAAATCCGATAAAATGAGATATTTATTTTTATTGCTATTATTAGCGAGCTGCGGGGCGCGTAAAGTGAACAAAAGCACAACCGAGACCGAGACAAAAAACGAGATTACTGTTGTTGATTCCACAAAAGTATATACAAATGAGGTATCAGAAAGGGATATACACACCGATGAGTTTGAGATTACACCAGTTGACACGCTCAAACCGATTGTTATTATAGACAGTCAAGGCAAAAAGACCACAATTAAGAATGGCCGTATTAAGAAACGAACGCAAATAAGCCGATTTAAGGCGTTAAAATCTCAAAGCGTACACAATACACGCAAAACTCAAAAAACTGCGACACAATCGACCAAAGTAAGCGAAAAACACGTTGAGCGCAAAGAGTCATTCGGTTGGTTGTGGTTGATCCTTATAATTGCGGCAATTCTCTACATTTACCGCCGCTTTTTTATCTCCCGATTTATTTAGAATTTGTATAAATAAGCATTAAAAACAAACTTTGTTTAATTTTTTGTTGTTTAATTAATTTATTGTTATAGATTTGCTGAGTAATAACAATGAAGTTATTATTTAATCCTTTTTTTTATGGTTGATTTAGTTGTTTCTCCGGTAAGTTTTGCTCCTACAAAAGTAGGTTACAAACAATATTTAAAAGCAGGTGGTGCTATGCAGTTTCCTTCTTTTATGGTTTTCGAAAGAAGAACTGAAATTGAAATTTTATTAGATAAAGCTAATAGATTTCATAATGCTGCTAATTATCATAATGAGCAAGATTTATATTATAAAAGTATTGGTGATTCTGAAGGCAGAAAAATCCATTTAGCATCTTATGAAATAAGATTAGGTCAATATATTGATGTTTGTCATCAATTAAAAAAACTTGGAGTTATTCACGAGTAATATTAACACAGGGGCGCAGCATCCTTATAACTGCATTTTAAAACTATGAAATACTTTTTACAACATCGCAAACCGCAGTACATTTTTTGTTTAATTATGGCCGCTTACTTTATCGGTCAACTAATCTTTAGATCATAATGGAAAACTTAGAACTTGAAATCAAAAAACACGAACGCGCTATCAAAATACTTGAGGCGTTTAAAGAAAGCGACCGCCGCTTTAATGACCACAAAAATCGAATCGAACGTAACGAGCGTTTATTTGGGTGGGATGTGCAAGACTGGAACAAACAACGAATGATTGCTAACTTTAATATCGGCCTTAGATTGGCCCGAATGTATGAGAACTTATAGACTTTATTATTACACCGAGCAATACGATGAGTGTTACGATTACGACATCGACATTGAAGCCAGCAGCATCGCCGAGGCAATTTTAATCTTTAATCAATCCTCAATAGTTTGTAAGCGCGTTTGGCGCGTTGAGGAGTTACCATTTAGACCAAGACAATGAGAAACGAACGAGGCGCAGGCCGTAAAACTAAATTTGTTGAAGGCACCCAAACAAAAATACTTCACAAATTAATACCAATAGACTCGGAGAACGAGGTAAAACAATCAATCGATAAAATTATTTTAAAATGGATGAGAAAAAAATAAACCTCAAAGAGGCTAAAAAGTTTGACAAGTGGATGAAAAAAACCGTTAAGTCGGTTTACTATTCCGATCACAAAAAAATGACTAACGCTTATTTAAAACTTAATTAAAAATGGGAGCAAACGCAAAACTATTCCTTGAGAATTCAGAACAACTAATCACGATGTACGAGCCATCGTTTACAAAAAAAGACGCAATCCTCACTGGCAAGCGAATGGTCGACAACGTTATCAACGAGGGCAACGTCGACAAGCACATGTTTATGGCGAACATTTGCCGACTTAAAGAGGTAGTCAATTCAGCCGACGCGGAAATGCGTAAGCACTTGCCCGAGGAGAAAATGACGTGCTACGGCGTTGAGTTCACACCAGTAAACGGAGGGGAGACGATAAACTTTGGAGACGATCCAATATATCAAAATCTTAAGGCAGACCTTAAAGAGCGCGAGGAGCTGCTTAAATTGGCTCTTAAACAAACTCAAACAATTTTCGACGCGTATGGTAACGAGGTGCCTCAAGTATCGGTAACGCCACGCAAATCAAGTATAACATTAAAATTTTAGTTATGGAAAGTTGGGGAGAAATGTTAAAAGAAGCCTTTATTGAGACAGGCGATAATTTTGATAATATGAAAACCACATTATCAGACGAAGAGTTAGACGTTAAGTTTAATACTGGTTATGGAGGATCAGAAGGTAAAAGCTTTACGGCTTGGGGAGATAACTACGTTTATTTCCCTGTTGTTTACGATGGCTCTGAATGGGTTGGATTTGCACCGAGATTTGTTTGCGATATACCAACACCACATTGGGGAGGAGAATAATTTAATAATTTAAAAACAAAGAAAATGAAAGTAGGATCAAAAGTTAGATTGCGCGAGACAAGTATTTTCGTAGCACTGGAAGACCGACACAACCCACGCGATAAATATGGTTACGTTGTCGAAATAGGCAACGAGTCAAAGGATAAACGCAGAACGCAAGAGCTGCCAGTCGTTGTTGACTGGGGAGGGTTTACAAATTCATACCGTTACAACGATTTGTATGAGCTTTCGTAGGGCCAAAGAGATAGCAGCCAACATCGAACACGCCACAACTATTGACGTGTTCGAGAATGGTCGCACGCTGCCAGTCGTTGATGTACGCGCATTATTTTGCTACATTTTACGA